CTATACCAATGGTAAGTATACAGTTTTGAATGATAAAATCAAAGAAGCAAGGAAGAAATTGAATGACTAAATACATTGTGAAGCCTAACTATAATGGCACTGGAAAACGCACCTTTGTAGATGCGAAGGATGCAATCAACTATTATCAAGACCATTGTGTCAAGAATGTCTATAACTATACCAAGATGATTGGTAGCGTTGATGAAAAACTTGAGGAAATGGAATGGATTGGAAAATTGGAGGTCGTGAATGATTGAGACATGCTCTGAGATTATGGCACACGCTTATAATCTCAACATGATTACAGCACGGGACGGCAATGTCTCAGTACGGTGGGAGTCACAACCATATTGGTTTATCACTCCTGCCAATGTGCGTAAGCAGCACCTACAACCAGCAATGTGGAAAAAGATTTCTGTGGAGCGCCAGGAGAACGGTGATCCAATTATTCTTGACTATACTCCTATGAGTGAGAGCCTTGTTCCTAGTAGCGAGTATCCGCTTCATAGTCGCTTACAAGAGGTGTTACCAGAAGGCACTGACAATCGTGTGGTGATGCACCTACATCCAACCTACACTACTGCTGCTATGCATCGTGGGTTGCGATTGGATTATCTGGTTGACGATTTCCCAGAGTTAGGTTTCCACACTAAGGTTGCTCGTAGTGTCCCTGATGTTCCTGCTAAGTCACAGACACTTGGCGACATCACACACAAGCATTTAGAGCTTGACAAAGACGGCAGCGTAGCATATGATATTGTCGGTATCAAGGGTCATGGTGTTGTTGCGATTGCTGAGACACCATGGCGAGCGTTTGAACACATTGAACGATTAGAGCATATCTGCAAGATCGTTTTGGTGAGTGGATATCAATATGTCTGATTTAAGTGATCTTGAGCGTATGGTCGTAGAAGATATGCTCGAAGTGGGTGTTGAATTATCCTTTGAACCTTACGAATTCGAGAAAGGAATTCGGAAGAAGTTGATTGCTGAATGGTGGGAATCACGTCTTGATGATCGACCGTAATGTCTCTATTCTTTCTGACTTGGCTGTTCTGGCAAGGGATATTGTTCCTGTCGCCAGCAGCCGTATTTTTGCTGCTGTTTACTCTAAGAATAGGGTGATCTCATACGGATGGAATCAAATGAAGTCTCATCCGTTTCAAGCACAGTGGTCAAAGAATGATGATGCTATCTTCTGGCACGCTGAGACACACGCCATCTATAATGCGCTGCGTGTATGTGATGAAGACGAATTGAGAAAGATGACACTGTATGTTGCTCGTTCACGTCGCCCAGAAGATGGAAAAACTGATAAATGGACATGGGGTAACTGCCGCCCGTGTGAAGGATGTATCTCCTGTGTTTATAAATACAATATAAAACGAGTAGTCTACACGCTAGACAACATAGGCGAGTACGGAGTTATCAATGCAAAGTTTTAAACGATACTTAACGGAAGCTAATTTCTCTGCGAAAAATTTTCCGGCGCAAGATGGTATATCTGGTGCTGGCGAAAGAACGCAATATGCACCAATGTCTTCTACTGATGAAAGACATCCAGATGGATTTCCTGTTTTCAAAAATACTATCTTGTATGGTTCAGATGGGTCTTCAATTAAAACTTTGGAAAAAGGTACGTCCGTTCATTTTACATATCCATCTAAATTAATAAAGAGTGATGAAATAAACATTACTAAGAAAGCTATTCTTGCACCTGTATCTCTTGAATCTATCAACGGAACTGTAGATGGATATGTAATCATATCTCATGTCAAAAAACCCAGTGGTAAATCACAAGGTCGAGTGTCATCTGGATCTTCATCTCAAGATAAAGTAAATAGTAAAATTAAAGAGTTGGCACAACTTAGAAATAAAAATTACGAATTTGTTAGTAGTGCAAGACCAGGATCGACTAAACCAGACTTGGTAGTAAAATATGATAATAAACCGATTCAATTTGAAATCAAAGGTACTGGTGGTGGATCAAACTCTTTAATCACTCTATTCGATGTTTCTATTTCAAGAAACCAAACACATTATTTTGCTGAAAAGATAGTAGGTCTTTTCAAAAGATATGGTCAAATAAATTTGACTGTTGATCCAAAAACAGATAAAAAGCTGAATAAGACTGTTTCAGTTCCTCTGGCTTCAGTAATTCCATCTTCAGTTAAAAAGATGAATCAATTAGTAGACTTCTATCATGATTATTCGGACTCCTCTGTTGGGTTTCCTGGTGATCAAGGTGTTATCAAAAGTGGCAAATTGCCAAAAGAGTTTGAAATAACAGATAAAAGGTTTTTAATAGAACTTAGAAAATTAGTATTAGATCACTTTGCAAAGGGTGGTGATAACTATTTCTCTATACACTTTAGATCGACAGATGCTATCAATTCATATTATACGGGTCATGGAAAAAATGTTCTTGAATATGAACCAGTACCTGAACTTAAATTCTTTGGATTTATGACATATGGTGGTGTATCTGGTGGCAAGATGAGAAGTGGTATCAAAGTAAGGTTCGATATATGATTATTCAAACTTTAACAGAAGCTAAGGAGGGCAAAAATGTCCATCTTGAACACATTGAAGACATGGTGTTCAATGAAGGTGTTACTGGTACTCGCAATGCTATTTTATTTCTTCGTAATGTTCGCAATATGCTATCTGGATCTTCTGCCGGAAGCGTTAACATCACTACTAAATGGGATGGTGCTCCTGCCATCTTCGCCGGGGTTGATCCTGCCGATGATGTTTTTTTTGTAGCAAAGAAGGGTCTGTTCAACGCTGACCCTCAGATGTACAAAACAGAAGAAAATATTCGCACCAAACTATCTGGCGAGTTACAGGACAAGTTTCTTGTGGCTCTGCGTGAGTTCAAAAAACTAGGTATCAAGTCTGGTGTCTATCAAGGCGATCTGATGTTCACCAAGTCTGATTTATCAAAAGAGAAAATCAAGGGTGAAGACTATCTGACGTTCCAACCCAACACAATCGTCTATGCTGTTCCTGCTGCATCACCTCTTGCAAAGAAGATTCGCAGTGCCAGTATCGGTGTCGTATGGCATATAACATACACAGGTGAGACTATTCAAGATATGAAAGCATCGTTTGGTAAGGGTATCGTCAATAAGATGAAGTCGGTGCCTTCTGTATGGATGGACGATGCCACATATAAAGATGTGTCTGGGACTGCCACATTTACCAAAGAGGAAACAGCAAACCTTACTGCTGTACTATCACAAGCAGGTAAGATTTTTCAGAAACTACCTGCTGCCGCATTGAACGATATTGCTGGTAAGGAGGAGTTTCTTGTTCGTCTGAAGGCATTCAATAACAGCAAGGTGCGGCAGGGTAAAACAATCAAGAATGCCCGTAAGCACGTTTCTGAACTGATCAAGTATTTTCGTGAGTATTACGAGAAAGAAGCAGCGAAGCGAAAAAGCGACAAGGGTAAACAATCGCAGCTTGACAAGATGAAAGACCTTATGGTATACTTTGATAAGAATGAAAAAGACCTTGTTAAGATCTACGAGGTCGTCATGTTGCTTACATCTGCCAAGGGTATGATTGTCAGTAAATTGAATCAGGCTGGATCTATTCCTACGTTCTTGCGTACCACCAGTGGGTTTAGAGTGACAGACCAAGAAGGATATGTTGCTATCGACAAGGTTGGTGGTGCTATCAAGTTGGTTGACCGTATGGAGTTCAGCCGAGCAAACTTCAGCCCAGATGTTATCAAGGGCTGGCAAAAATAGTTCTTGACATACGTTTTACAATGTAGTATATTATATCAGTAACATTATGAAAGAGAGTGAATGATGGAAGACCGTAAATGTTCTAAATGTGGTGCTGTTCATCCTTTAACTGAGGAGTATTTTGGACGCAATCAATCTACCAACACTGGTGGTGATAAGTATTTTCGTCCTGAGTGCAAAAAGTGTACGAAAAAAGTAAGTCAAGGTAAAAACGAAGCATATAAACGTGCAGGAAACCCCAAACGTCCAGAGTTAGGAACTCCATGCTATAGTTGTGGAAGAACTGATAAAAAATTAGTATTTGATCATGATCATGAAACACTAGAACATCGTGGATGGTTGTGTGATAATTGTAATCGTAGTATTGGTATGTTGGGTGATACGATTGAATCACTTGAACGTACTATTAAGTATCTGAGGGAGGGTAATTTACATGTTTGATTTGTATCAAGGTGATTGTTTAGAAGAAATGAATAAAATTGCAAATAGATCAGTTGATTTGATTCTCTGCGATCTTCCCTATGGTACTACAGACCGTAAAGGTATTTCGGAAAAAGGTGATAATAGAGTTTTATCTTGGGATACAGTTATTCCACTTGATAAATTGTGGGAACAATATAGGAGGGTGTTGAAATCATCGGGTGCTGTAGTTCTAACAGCAGATCAACCATTTACCAGTCAATTAGTTATTAGTAATCTTGATTGGTTTAAGTATGAGTGGATTTGGAAAAAGAAAAAAACAACTGGTTTTCTACATGCTAATGCCAGACCTATGAAACAAACTGAAGACATTTTGGTTTTTTCTCCTATGGGTGCTAGTGGTGGTTCAGTAAAAGTAAATAAAAATATGACATACAATCCGCAAGGATTGATTGAGAAGAAAGTTAAGAAAAAAAATAACGCAAATCGTTTAGGAAAGTTTTTACATCAACCAGAACATATGGGTGCAAATAATAAATTATTACATGAAAGTGAGTATGAACAGAAGTGGACAAACTATCCATCTGAAATAATTGAGTTTGGTTTAGATCGTAATGTTGTTCATCCAACACAAAAACCAATAGCTTTAATGGAGTATCTAATCAAAACTTATAGTAATGAGAACGATACAATTTTAGATAATTGTATGGGTTCTGGAACAACAGGTGTAGCAGCAGTAAATACTAATAGAAATTTTATTGGTATTGAATTAGACAAAGAATATTTTGAGATTGCTAAACAAAGAATAGAGGAAACAAAAGTAAACACACTATTCTAAAAGTATAAATAACCTTACAGTAAGTCTAAGGAAAACCTGCTAAGGATACAAAATGAG